CCCATAAGGGTAAATGTCTTCATGTGTCCTCCCTTGAAAAAAGGGGCGGGAGGGGTAACCTCCCGCCGCCAGGTCAGGCGGTAGTGCCGCCGCTGGAAATGTTCGCCTTGCTGTTCAGCCAGGTCTGCGCCGCGCTGAAGCTGTCGAACTTCTTATGGACGTAGAAGTCGATGGCACCCGAACCGTCCAGGTATACGCCCTGGCCGCGCCCGGTGATGGGGTTGGTACCCCAGTTGATCTGCTCCTGCTTGGTCTGGTCGCTTTCATTGTCCAGGCTGAACTGCACCTTATGGAACCAGAAACCCTCGTAGTAGGTAGTGCCGGAACGGCGCAGCACCCGGATGTAGCCGAAACCGACATTCGGCGCGGACGCGTCCTGTACTTTGTATTCCTTTTCGGTCTCGCTGCCGGAAGCAACTTCGCCCAGCAGGGCGGCGCGGGTTTCATTCGTCAGGGTAGTGCTGTCGAACGCGATCTGATAGGAAGTCAGGGAATTATCCTGCTCCTGGATCACGTCATCGCCGTACAGCGGGTTATCATTGCGCGTGAACGTGACTTCCGCGCTGATGGACGGGCCTAACTTCGCGCCCGTGCCGTAGGTAATAGCAGAACCAGCCGTATAAGTAGTGATGCCGGAATATACGGCGTATTTCATGCCTACTTTAGCCATTGCTTGTCACCTCATCAATTAATTTCTGGCCCTCCGCGTCCATCGCGGCAACGGCCTTTGCTTTGCCGGACGCTTCTGCCTTTCGTGCGAATGGGTACTTGACCATAAAAGAAGACCCGCTGTTGATGCCGTTGGCGATCAGCGGGATGGGTTTGCCGTTCGGGTACTTCTTGGTTTTGATGTTCGCAGCGTATCCGGAACTATTGATGCCTACCGATGTATCCACGCTGTCCACGTTCTTTCTGAAGCGTGCGATACCGATGCCACGCACCACAGCGTTCTTCTCCGCGTTCGTGGCGTGCCGGGGCGGGTCATTCGGGCCGACATATCGGTTCTTTTCTGTCGGCATCCCGGCAGCAGCGCGTTTGTATTCATCAGCCATCACGCCCGCGCCCTTGTACAACGCCCTTGACGCTATCTCCGGGGCTTTGTCCATCAGGGCTTTGAATTTTTCCATTTCAATATCCAGCCCGCTGGTCTTCATCACTCGTCCTCCAGTTGGAACACCCATTCGTAGTGAAGCAAGCCCGTGTCTTCTTCATGCTGGATGGAAGACAAAGAAAAAGCCCCCTCGCATTGATCGCGGAGGACTTCTTCCACTTGCCCTATCAAAGTTTTGTCCCTGGTCGGCATATATAAGTCCACAGACCCTTCATACGCCCGGTTCTGGATCTCGTTATCGCCTTCAAGGGTTTCTACGCTGCGCTCCAGCTGCACCACGCCATACGCGCCTGAAGGCCTGGTAGACCATCCGTACTCCGCGAATGGTATGCCCGTGTTCTTCAGGGCGGTCACCAGTTCATCATACATCGGCGTTCCCCTCCGTCCTTTGGATGGTCAGTTCAATGCCGTCATTCTCGTCCATGTAGGTACGGATGATGGCATATCTGATACCATTGAAGTCGCAAAGTTTTTCGCCTTTGTATTCAAAACTGTGGCTCAATACCAGGCGGTATTCGGGGTTCAGCCCGATGCCCTTCGCCTGGTACGCTTCGCTGCGCGTGATGCTTTGTACTGTGCAGTAGACTTTCCTTGAAGTCAGCGTAGGCGGTTCCAGCACGCCGTGCGCTTTCGGGTCTTCGGCCAGCAGCGTTACCACATTAGCCCGCACCATTATCCACACCCCCAAAGGTTGTGTACCCGGTCGCGTTCATCAGATGGCTTTTCTGCTCCTCATAAGCCGCCAGAAGTTTGTCATAGTCCGCGGGGGAATGAAAATGCGCCCTGCAATAAGTCTTCACCGCCTGAATGATCAGCGGGTCGCTTTGCAGATCCAGCGCATTTACCCCGTTCGTCTTAAGGTCATATAAGGCCGCCTGGATCAGGTCTTGCAGTTCGGTGTCAAAGTCCTCGACCGTGATCGCAAGGGCCAGCCTTACGCCTTCCAGCAGGTCATAACCTTCGTCTGTTTCCTGCGTCTGGATAACCTGCGCCATTCCGCTCACTCCTCCAGCCGTTCCAGATACCGCTTGTGGTCTTCCGGCCATATGATGTCATGCCCGATATGGCCTAACCTGACAAACGGTTCTGCCCAGATCTGATAGCCCATTGCACCCGCCCTTCGGCAGAATGTAAGGTCTTCACCCCATTCTGCCTCGGGCAGGAAGCAGGTCTTGTAATACGAATTCACCGCCTGAAGGATCTCCGTCTTAATTAGCACACAGGCGAACCCGCAGCCCTTCACCAGGAAGGGTTCGTGCGGGTATTCGTCATAGTCGAACCTTGCCAGGTGGTCAAGGTCGCTTACGTCCTTGAATACGCAGGAGTTATACGGCGGGCGGCGCGAATGCGCGATTCCTGTAACGAAGTCTTTGCCCGCGTCCATCAGATCATCAAAGATGGTGGGCCTAAAGACCATATCCGCGTCCAGCCAAAGAACGTGCGTATAACCCTCATTAATGGCCTTATGGGCGATCTTATCGCGTGCGACATACACCAACGTGCCGTTACAGATCTGCACATCAAAGTCCACTTTATTGCGGGTCAGATGCGCTACCATGTCTTTCAAACACTTTACGAATTCTGCGTGCATATAGTCATAAGACGGGATACCTATCAGCAGTTTCATGCATTACTCCTTTTTGCCTTTTTTAGCCGTTTTCGGGGCTTCTACAGCCACTTTCAGCGCGATAAGGTTCTGGGCTTCGGTGGGGGATACCTCCACGATATCCCCCGCCTTATGCCGGATCCTCGCGTCTTGAAGAAGTTTGACCTTCATTATTCGGTGGTACCCCCGCTGACCTTCTTCACGTTGACCAGACGGCCCAGCTTGGTGATGCCGTGGGCAGCGTACTGACGGCCCAGCACCTCGATGATGTCTTCCTTTTTCCTCGTCATCTCGTCGTATTTGATCACAACGCCGTCGCCCTCCGGGAAATTGACGCGGATGGCAGACAGGTCGCCAACGATGGCATACACGGCACCGCCGTCCGCATTGTCATAAGCGGGCAGGTGGCTGGTGTAAACGCGGGGCAAACCAGCGAAGGGATCGATGCTGAAGTTCCCGGCAGCCTGGGCAGCCAGGAAGTTCACTTCAGTCAGGCGGTTCATGACCACGCAGATATTGCGGGCATCTTCGGACAGGTTGGCCACAGCCGTCGGGATGGCAACCACGGACGGGGCGGCGGTTACCTGCGGAACGCCGATGGCGGTGGAGCCGTTCGTAGCGTTGGCGGTGGTGATATCGTCCACGATCAGGTCAGCCAGCTTCTTGCTGATGCGGTAGGTCAGCTCATCGTACACATAGCGCAGGAATTCTTCGCCGCGCATGGCCTGGACTTCATCGCTGAAGGAGATCCACTTTTTCACGGTTTCGGGGATCAGCGTGACCAGACCAAAGGTCAAGGCCTCCTCGGTGGGGGCGGTGGTGCCTTCAGGGTGTACATACGCGCCGTCAGCGGACAGCTCGAAGGGGATCTTGATGTTACCCTTCAGGTAGCTGCGGGACACGCGGGCCAGGATCTCATCATTTTCCCAGGCAGTTTCGATCATTTCCTGAAGGAACTGCGGAACAGGGATGGTGCCGTAGGTTTCCACGTTCTCGGTCAGCAGGGAGCGGCATTCACGCGGATCGCCCGTGCGGACGAATTCAGCATACGCGTCAATGTATTCTTTGGTGTTGCGGATGTCTTCCATTTTGCGTACCTCCAGTTCTTCGTGTTCTTCTTTTACATTGCCCAGCCCTTCGGCGATCAGCTTGCGCTGTTCGGCTTCGGCAGCTGCGGCCTTGCGAAGTTCTTCCTCCGCAGCGTTCAGATCCCGGACTTCCTGTTCAAGGGCATCCAGATCCGCGCCATCTGTTTCCAGTTCGGCCTTAATGGCTTCACGGCGTTCGATGATCTCGTCAATCGTCATGCTTGTTTACCTCCATAAGGATCTTAATTTTCTGTATCTTCCGCTGACGCTCCATCTCGGCGAGACGCTCCTTCTCGGCTTCGGCGATGGCTCCCTCGCCCAAGCTGCGTGCGGATATTTCAGTCGCATCGTTGGCGGGCAGCGATACGGCAGAAACATCGTAAAGTTTCTTTACCCCGGTGATCTTGCGGTGGATGATGGTCTTGTCCTTCCCGCGTTCCTGGGTCTGTTCATCGCTCTTCACGGTGAACCCGATGGACATCTTGGTGGTATAGCCGCCTTTGATCTCCTGGTACAGTTGGCTGCCGATGTCGGTGCCGCCCAGGTTCGCCCGAATCTTCAGACCATACTCATCCGGCTGCACTTCCAAAGTGCCGTTGCTTACGCGGGCGAATACACGCCCTTCGTGGTCATACTGCATGATCACGTCCTGCATATCGGCATCATTAAAAGAAGCGCGGTCGAAAGACTCGCGCACTTCATAGTCGCCCAGGTTATACAGCAGATACTCATTATCAAAGACCGTTGCGTACCCTTCAACGATCTTGCCGTTGTCATCGTCCCGGCATTCGATATTCGCAATATCGATG